GCGATCGTCGCCGATAACACCCAGCATTCCGAGCAACGGGTTTTTGGTACCGCCGGAGTCCGCCGCGATGATGCGATTGGGCGACCCCACGATGATGTCCGCCGCAAAATACAGAGCTTGCGGAACGATCAGGTACTTCGGCTGCAAGTTGAGCACGCGCGTTCCGATACGCTGCTTGCGAATTGCCGCGATGCCGGTTTGCAACGTCGACGCCGAAAGCGCCGAGGCCGCGCCGTAGTTGGCGTGCCCGCCGGCCGTGGTGACAGCCGTCGAGTTGAAGAGCGCGCCGCCGTCCGCGTCCAGGTTGCTGTTGTTCAAAATTTCCGAGTAAACCAGGCCCGGACGCAACTGAGCGGCGGCCAGACCCATATCTTTCGGCGACTCCTGCTCGAGCGCACCGAACCGGTCGTTGATCACGTCCTGTTCGTCCAACGTGAACTTGCCACCGTACCGGGCGATCTTGTACGACTCTTTCCAGTCGCTCGTGTTCATGTCCTTGGCGGTTTGGCCGCGCGACACCTTTTCGAGCTGGCCGAACTTACCCATCGTCGCGACTTCGCGCGTGAGGAAGTTGACCACATCTTCCGAGTGGGTCCACTCGGTCGTCGTATCCTCAAAGTCAACGTAGCCCGTCATGAACTGAGCGTTGAAGTTCGTCGTGAAGATCGCCGCCATTGACGAGCCGCTGACCGCGGTGCGAAACACTTCGCTGGGGGCGGTGCGAATGCTGACCGGCCGGCCGTCGAGTCGGCAGGCTTCCCGGCACAGATCGACGAGCGACATGTGGGAGTAGCGGTAGGCCCGCTCCAAGAGCTCGCCGGCCTCGCGTTCGTGCTTGGCCTTGTCGCGTGCTCGCTGGAGCACGTAATCAGCTTCGCCGCGTTCCGACAAGCTGCCGGCCGCCGCATACTGCGCGGGAGTGGCGAACAGCTTGTTGTCGCCAACCGAGCGAATCGCCAAGCCCATGCCCAACGTTTCGACCGTGCAATCGGTATCGTGCGACCGTGTATGAATGGCCGGCGCCGCCGGCTTACTGCGCTGCGTACGCGAGAGATCGAGGAAAGACACGGCGGCTTGCTCCTTGGTCCAACCCTCGTCGATGGCACGGCGAACGTGTTCGGCCGGCAAGCCTTCGCCGAGGCGTTGGATCTCACTGATGCGATTGCGTTCGGCCGTGCGGACCGACTCGGCCGATTGACGCGTTTTGCTGGCGGCGCGAGTCGTCAGCTTTTCCGAGCTGGCCTTTTCGGTCGCGGCCGGCTCTTCTTCCTTCTTCTCTTCGTCGTCGGCGCGTTCGTCGCCGTCCGGTTCCGCGGCGGCTTCGTCGGCCCGCTGGCGAGCGCGTTCGGGCAGGCCGTCGTAAAACGCACGCGCCTCCTCGTCGCTCGCATCGTCCGGCAGTCCAATCCCGCGCAAATACGCACGCATCTTCTCACCCATCGCACAATCCTCCGTTGTTGCTGCCCGAATCTTGGCGGACGGGTCCGCACCAATGGGGCAAAGTGACACTTCCCGCAGCCGCCACCGTGTCACGATGCGTAGATCGCTATCGTCGGGTGCGGTGTATGATTCGCCGCTGACTTCCTGAGTCGTGCCGCGCTGCACGACGACCACTTCGAGCGGTGCGATGCCGCACGACACGTCTCGAATGTGGCCCTCTTCGACCTTCGTGGCTGTCTCCGGTTCGGCCGACGAAATGCGGATCGTGCCGTAGACCTCGCGACCCTTGACCGAGATGTCCGCCACCGAACCAATCACGTCCGCGACGCTGCCCTTTTCGTGCGCGTCACACAGCGGAACCTGATCGACTGGCTCCATGCCATCCGCTCGCCACACTTCGAGAATCGGTCGCTTGGTCGCGCTGTCGGTCGAGTAGATCGCATCTTCCGTGGCAAGCAGCGCCACGGCCGAACGATTCTCGGCGTCGTACGTGCGCGGCCGAATCGCCGCCATTCGTAGGCTAGTTTGCATGGGCGGACCTCCGTCCTAGGACCGAGCCGACCGCACCAGCCAGTCGCGCGGACCGTTCCGCTGGTTGCGGTCGCTGGTCGTCATCGGGCGGCGTCTTGTCTTGATCGCCGGAGTTCACAAGCGCCGTCTGTGTCGCGTTTGCGATGCCTGGAATCTCTGGTAGGCCGGCTGCCTTCAAGGCTTCGTTGTCCCGTTGTCGAATCGCGATCATGCGTTCGACCGTCGTGTTGTTGGCCGCGCACAGTTGCGAATACGAGAGCGAACCGTTTTCGAGCTGCAAACGCTCGGCCGTCGCTTCCTTAACCGGGTCGACGTGCGGCGCCTTCGGCCAGATGAACGAGCGACGCAGATCGTCCGGCGGTGCCGGCAGGAGTCCCGCCCGCTCGGCTTCGATCGCGATCAACGATTCAACGCGAAGCAAGATGCGACCGAGCCAGCCTTGAGTTTTGGCGACTCCCCGCCAAAACATCTGGCCGTCAAACCGAGCGCTCGAATAGTTCATGCTGCTCGAATCGAGGAGCAGCATCATGAGCGGCATGGCGACAGGCCCGCCAATCTCGCGTGCCAGGGCTTCATAAAACGGGATGAACTGCGGGCCCGGGTGAGCCGGCGACATTTGGTTTGCTTGCCAACCCGGCGGGGCGTGACGAATCGTTCGGCGCTCGGTGTCGGTCGTTTCGTTGACTGCAAAGAACGGCGCGTCGGGATGCTGCGTCGTGAGAATGACCGACCAGTCGGCCGCCGCGCGCGCCGCGTCGAGCGTCTCAGTTTTGAAGTCGCGCAGCTCGGCGATTGCGTCCAAACAGGATGCAATCAACGGCACGCCGCGGACTTGATCGGGCTCGACCATCGGGAAGCCGTGAATCATGTCCGCATACGGGATCTCATCAAACTTTCCGGTGTAGACTTCGTACGCCTGAAAGATCCACGGCTTCGAAATGTAGTAATGCGTCGGTCGGCGGTTAGCAAGATCACGCTTAATCCCCAATGCGATCTCGGGAACGCCCAGAGCGTAGGGCGGCGTGAAGCAGCGATACGAGTGGATCGGGAGCAGTCGCAGCGTGATCTCGCCGGCGTCGGGAACGTCGATGATCTGCGTGAAGAACTCGCCCGAACCAAACAGCGAGCGAATCCACAGATTGAGGATCTCGACGAGCGAAAGCTGTTGATTACTGCCGGCTTGGGCCGACCAGTCATCCCAGATACGCGAACGCTTGGCGGCGTACTGCTCGTCCTTGGTCGTGATCGACAGCGCCGGCCCTTCGCTGCCAACCACGCAAAGCTGGTAGGTGTTGACCATGCCTTCGACCAGCGAGTTGTTGGCGACTTCGTACTCGCAGCGTTGCCGAAGCGTCGAGAGCCACGCGTTCAGGTCGGCGTTGATCGGCTGGCCGTTGGCGTTCGCCCAATGGGCCTGATTGAGTCGCGTCGTCTTGGCCGAGTCCCAGCGGCGCTCGGTCGCCGGCATCGGCACGCCGAGACGGCTGGCGATACGCTCGACGCGGTCAATGCTCACACTCGGATTCGCTGCCAGGTCGGCGACGATCCGTTGACCAGCTCGGCGACTCGCACCAGTCAGGCGATCGAAGAATGCGGCGAGGCGGCCCACTACATCACCCCCAACACGGGCTTGCCGTCGAACGAGAGGGGTTGCAGTCGCACGACGCTCGATTGCACTCCGAGCGAGGCGTTTGCCAGTCGCGTGGCGTTTTCGAGGAACGTGGAGAGAGCGACTCGATCCCACGTGGCCGAGTCACTCCCACCGCCGCTCGAATTGCGCGACGTGTCGGGAAGGACGGCCAAAATACCTTGAGCGGCCAGCGCTTTATCTCGCGCGGTCGCGTAGTCGCCAGCCGCCAAAGCGGCCGTCGCGGCTTCCATCAAGGTCGTGATTGTGGCATAGCTGATTGCCATGCCGTAAATATCTATCAGGCGATTAAAAGAAGGCTACCACTTAGAGCCTGTTCTGGTATTGCATTAATACCTATGAAGAAGCCTGCGCCGACCTGCAGCTTTCGGACGTCTTGAAGTTTCCTCCGCAGTCTCGGCACTTGTGATAGCGAACCTTTTCGCCATTGTCGGAAGCCTTGGGGCTCTTTGTGCATGTGGTGTTGTCGCTCCCACACTCCGGGCATAGTGGGCCTGAGTATACCGACGACGGCGGATCGATCTGCTGAATTGGGAAACGAGTGCCACAGTGGTTGCAGGCCGCGCGGCCTGGCACGTTCCACGTAACTGGAGCGGCGGTTGCGACGCCTGGGGTGTCGGTCGCTTCGATCGCTTGCGGGGCAGACAGAATCGTGACGTCCTGGCAACCGCAACGCACGCACGCCGGCCCAAGGACCATATCAAGATGGATCATGATCTCCTCCGTGTTGCTTGTGAGAACCAACCACCCGTCTGCACGGCCGGCCGTTGCTTCGTCGCTGTGGCCGTCGCCGCTCGGGATGTTTCGGACTGTGCCGGTTTCGACTGAGCCTGCCACGCGGCCGCACCGCGGGGCTGCGCAGGTGTGGCCATCGTGGTCGCCGTCGTGGTGCGGCTGGGTGCCGCGTGCGCCAACCGGATGCCCTTGATCGACGCCGCGACGTTGGCGTAATACGAAGCGTCGAGCCAATGCGTGTTTTCACTCTTCGCCTTCCAGCGGCGACGCAAACTACCCTTGACCACCTCTTCGACTTCGCTTTCGTTTGTGATGTGGCGCGCGTAGGCGTGGTGACTCTTCTCGTCGTCGGTCATGCGGTTAGGCGGTTCAGACGGCACACCGAAAAGCTGCATCGACCCCGGCTTGCTCGGCGACGTCAACCAGCGGTCATGTTCCCATGTTTTCCATCGATCGGCGTCGGCGCACACCAGCCAGAGCCGACCGCGACGCGAGAGGAACCAGCCGTCGCCCGGCTTCTTGTCCATCGTGCGGCGCTGCTGCTCCGAGAAGTTGGCCGAGGTGCAGCCGCTCGACCGACCGAAGCCCATCACGGGCATGATGCCCAAGCCGATCTCGGCGCACGCGGCATAAATGGCATCCGTCTGCCAGCCGGCGTCAACCAGGATCAAGTCGAGCGGGCGAACCTCGCCACGAGCGTCGCAGTACCCGCGGTCGTTCAGCGACTCGACGCACGCCAACACGGCCTTGCGGACAGCCTCGTCGACTCCTTCATCCTTTCCGTACTGCGTGCCGATCACCTCGTGAACGCCGTAATCGATCGTATGGCCCGTGGCGCCCTGCTCCCACGCGCGCACCACCCAGTGCAGGGCGGACTTTCGGCAGTCGATTCCGACCGTGAGGATCTCGCAGCCGTCGGGGATGATGCCTCGATCGTGGCCGTTCACCTGCCGCTGGATTCTCGACGCAGCCAGGCCGCTTTCCAAGACCGCCGACTCTTCGAGCGGGTCGTTGTCGTATTCCGTGGCAACGACTTCCGGGCCGAGTTTGGCGATCAGGTTGTAATAGGCTTGCAGCGCGGACGCTTCTCGCGTTGTTCCGTCGGACAGCTCGGTGTCGTCGAACCGGTTCGGATTGCTGACCACGGCGCCGGCGTCCATCGCTCCACGGTTCGCCAGATAGAAGGCATGCGCGCGGCGCGCCTCTGGGTCGACGTCGTTGCCGTGCTCGTCGCGCCGTTGCAGATCCTCGATCCGCATTTGGAGGTACTCATCCCACAGATCGAGGCGAGTGGGCGGCGACATCAGGAAGCGAAAGCGACGCCCCTTGAACGTTGGCTTGCTCTTGGGGTCGGTGTACTTGTACGACGCCGCAACACGCGACTGGAGCGTCGTGAGCATTAGTCGGCCGATTCCGCGTTTCTGCCCGCCGAGTCCACCGATCGCCGCGTCGATGCGTTTCTCCAACTTCTGGGCCTGCTCTTCGCTGCGCGCGGTGTCCTCGGTGTCCGGGTCGTCAATCACGGCGAGCGAGGGGCGCATGCCGCCTTTTTTCAAACCACGGACAGCCGCGTCGAGTCCGCGGGTTGCGATGATCGACCCGGCCGAGGGTGAGCCAGGAACCTTGGGAAAGATCAGCTCGTTACCGCACCAAGAGTAGGACAACTCGGCCATTTCGTACGGCTGGCCGTTGTCCCACCGGATGCCGTTCGCCCGCTGCGTGTTCGCTCGCTGCGGCGCTCCGTGCAGCTCGCGCACGGGAAAGCACACCTCGGGGTAATCGTCGAAGAGTCGCTCGTTCTCGGTGATCGCTGTGTCGATCGAATCGAGGATGTTCTCGGCCATTGGACCGGTCGACGCGAAG